TTATTGGAAAAATAGAAAATAATGAAAATAGAAGTCAAACACCAAATGGTAGCGTAACATATTACCAAGTTCCTGGAGTACAACCAAATCAAAACGTAAGTATTGGTGGTGGATCTGGTGGACTAGCAGTACTTCTTAATCCAGAAACAAATAACGGATATTATTTTGAAATTGTTGCATTAACAGAAGAAAATATAAATTCTTACTTAAAATTAGATAATCAAGGTAAGTCTAATATATCAATCAACAATGTTGTATTTTATAAAATTAAAAAAGATTCATCTAATAACAATGCAATTCCTGTAAAACTTTGGGGTGGGCTATCAAAAATAATTGTTGATGATGGAAGATTTACTGGACAATATAGAACAACTGGAGAACAAAATCCAACAGTATATGATTTAGCAGTAGAATATGAAGATATTGGAAGAACAAGAAGATTTTATTTATATATAAATAATAAGTTAATAAAAGTTGTTGACGATACAGATCCACTTCCAACATATAATAATATTGCAACATTTGTTCGTGGATCATCTAGATGCATGTTTGAAAATATATATGCTCTTTCAGAAAACTATTCTCAAAATACAGTATTCACAGTAGGCGAAACAGTTTCTTCTGTTTTTGGAGATAAAGAAATAGATGCAAATGAATCATTTAGAAAATATGGAATGAGTGGAATAGTTAAGTCAACATATTTATCTGGAATAAGTTCTCAACAGCCACCAAAATATAATATGTATTTTGAAGAGTTTGGATCAATTATGAGAGAATGTGCCTATTTTGATATTAAGTATGATCGTGCATACCCTGCTCTTTATGCTCAACTTTCACCGACATTTAACAGAATAAAAGGATATACAACATCTGGATTTTATGCAGATTCTTATGGTGCAGAGTTTTTAATATTTAACTCCACAGATACATCATTAAACCTTGATGAAACTACTGGTAATTATTTAAGAATTCAGGGAATAACATTTACACAAGATACAACACATGAATTAACAGTTGATGAATATTTTAAGAAAAAAGGAAATCTTGCCAACCAAGAACTTGTTGGGTCCTCATTGGTTACATCTAGTTTAGTATTAAAAGAAAAATTTGATAAAATCAAACTAAGTAGAATGATATATGGAAATAATGAATTTACACTACAAACGCCATACATACAAACACAAGACGATGCAGAAAGTTTAATGGGTTGGTTAACGGATAAATTAATGGAACCAAAAAAGGCTATTGGAATAAAAATATTTGCAAACCCAATGATTCAATTAGGAGACATAGTAAATATTAATTATAAAAATATTGATGGAGTTGATCTGGTAACACAAGAAGATACAAAATTTATAGTATACAATATTGAATATTCAAGAAGATTAACTGGCCCAGATATGACAGCATATTTGGTGGAGGTATAAAATGGCTGGAGCCTATGATGATGGAGTAAGAGGTAGTGCCTCAATAACTGCTGCACCAGCCACATCAAATTTTAGTGCTGCAGAAAAAGCATTTAATAAAGCATCTGTTGCAATGGATAAAGTTTTGGCTAATCCAAAAGCAACACAAAAACAAATTATTAATGCTATGGATAAACTTAATGCTGCAACAGATAAATATGCAAATGCTCTTTTAAATAAAATTGATACACAGTCAAGTTCTAGTTCTGGACCTGTTTCTGTTCCAGACACCTTTATTCCAACAGAAAATTCAGGGATTTTTTCTAGCAGCAATCTAACAGCAACACCATCATCTCCAGAGCCAGATCCCATAATAGTACAAGCAGTACCAGTAAAAACAGCAACTCCAGACATTATATTATTTGATGATAGTGCATTACCAATAGAGGTAATGTCAGATCTTATTTTTGAAAATATTGGTGGTCAAGAATTAATTAGCATTACAAGGTCTGATATTGTTAATGGACAAAAAATATCTTATCAACCAATTAAAAATCTATCATCTATTCAACAACAATATAATCCAAATAATATTTTAGGTCTTCAGCAGACTGCAAATAGATTTTTTGCTGGATTTTCAATTAAACTAGAAGACAAAATACCAGAAGTTGGAAACGGCATAAATGGTGAAAATGTCTATTTTGATGAAACAACTGGAGATCTTATTATTGAGTTTGTTAATTTAAACAATGATGAACAAATAGAAACTCAAATAACAGTAAATGGTACAATATATGAAGCGGATCTTGGAGACTACACGTCATGATAACTAATACTGGTAAGACAATTATTGCTAAATATTTGCTTGGTCAAGCACCAGCATATGCATCTTATCTTGCCATAGGTTGTGGAGCAACCCCACTTACTACTGGAGATCCACTTGGAAACTATTCATCAAAAAATAATTTAGATTTTGAAATGTTTAGAGTTCCTATTTCTTCAAGGGGATTTGTTAATGAGGGTGGGTTAGATAAAATTGTATTAACAGCAGAACTACCAACAGAAGAAAGATATGAAATTTCTGAAGTAGGAATATATTCTGCTGGATCAAACCCATCTGCTGGAGCATTTGATAGTAAAACAGTATTTGCTTTTACACAAACAGAAAATTGGCAACACCATACGGCATCTGCAGCAGTTGCAATTGATACATTTTCTGCAGCACTTGATGAGCCAGAATACGATAATATTATTGCTGTTGCAGATCCAGTTTTTCAAACAAACTCAGACAATCCAATATTTTTTAAATCTCCAAGAGTTGAACGATATGAAAGACCAAGGTTTTTAAATAATATAATAATGATTGAAGGTGATGACGCAAATCTAACAATAGAAACAGATAGTGGTCCATCACAAGACCATTTTGTAGTTGAGCCTGGATCAAACCATATACATTTAACTGGCGCTAATGTTGATTTTACTAAAAACTCTCCAGTAGATGAACTAAGATTGGCATTTTCATTGATTTCAAAAGATGGCTCGTCTGTTATAGTTCCAGATTCCGTAAGGGTTATGGTTGAGTTTGCATCAACAGAAACAGAAGTTGCAGAATATGCTAGATTTGAGGCAGAAGTTGTTGATGATAGCAGTGGTGGTGCATATGACTTTTCTACAGAAAGATATTTCGTTGTAACAAAACAATTACAAGAGTTATATACAAGCGCTAACTTTACATGGAATGCTGTAACTGTTGTAAAAATATATGCATCTGTAATAAAAGATGATGCTCCATCAAATAATTTTTATGTTGCGCTTGATGCTTTAAGGTTTGAAAATATAGCAACTCAAAATCCACTATATGGTTTAACTGGATACTCAGTAATACAAAACTCAACAGCATCAACTATTGTTAAAAATCCAAATACTAGCAATTATATTGAATTTAGATTTTCAGTCGGTGTTTCATAATGGCTGACTCTGGAATTAAAAAAGCAAGAATCGTTCAAACAAACCTACCACCAATTAATTCAGAAATTGAAGGGTACTCTGTAAGATATAGAATTGTATCCGACGACAAAAACAGAACATCTCAGTGGTCTCCAGTAATTAAAATGCAACCAGACTATACATATGTTTCTGGAACGTCTTCATTTAATAAGGCAGGAAGCGTTGGAACCCTTGTTTGGGACTCAGTTTCAATACAAAAAAATGGTGATGAAATTAGAAAAGCGCATGAATTTGATATTTGGTTAAAATGGGACAGAAGCGATAATGGTGACTGGCTATATAAACAAAGAATTGACGGAGGAAGTATTTCTTTTCCAATTCCTAATACATATACTATTGGTGGAACTGTTCAAGGATCATCCCCAAACAGGCTAACTGCAGAAATATATTTAAAAGGAACTCCAATTACAAGAGACTCTTCTTTTTTATTGGTTTATACAAGTGGACCACACACTGTTTAATGATATACTTTAATAGGAGGAAATAATGGCAAAAGTACCGTTACCAGAAAGAGGTCAGCCACTAGATGTTACATATCTATATCAGTTGGTTGAGGCCGTAAATGACTTATCTACACAGGTTTCATCAGCAACATATAACTATACAACAGTAGATACTGTTAGTGCTGGTGCACAAAATGTCAAAACATCTGAAACAAGAATAATTGGTGGATACGTTGAAGTTGCAAACAACTCAACTGTGTCTGCTGGAAACGAAAAGCCATTTACCTATGATTTTAGTGATTTTAAATATGCTCCAATAGTTTCAGCAACTGCAGTTAATATTGGACAAACACCAGCAGGACAAAATGTAAATGTAATTCTAAAAACTGTAACAACTTCAAGAATTGAAGGCGTTGTAAGATTTGGAACTTCTGGCGACTTATCATTAGCAGTACATTTAGTTATTGTTGGAATTCCAAACTAAGGACAAAAATTAATAATGCTTAATTGCAAAAAATGCAATGGCAGACTATTTATTGATAGACAATATAGTGGTTTGCAACATATAGAAACCTATTGTGTGGTATGTGGATCAAGAACTTTTTATCATCCACCAACAGAAAGCGAAGAAGGCAGATGGTTACTGGCAAAGGAATTATTCAGAGCGAAGCATACAATAACTCAACTGTAATTAAAGGAAATCAAAAAATATGGTTTCTTAATGGTGATCTTGTTAGACTGCACCATAGTTCAAGATCTACTGGTTTGGTTTCTGTTTATAATATCACTAAAGATAGACTTGAAACATGTCTTCGTGTAGATTTTAGAAAAAATAGAGAACGAGCATACACAGTGGCAGAGACTGCTAAATTAATTAATCGTCATAGAAAATATATGCCGAAACTAATTAAGACTGGAATGATTCCACCACCAGTTGGAGCAAAGATAAATGGTGAACGTGGTTTTAGAATAAGATCTTATTATTCAGAAAGCATGGTTAGGGACATACGTGCTATACTGGCTACTATACATATAGGACAACCAAGAAAAGATGGACTAATAACAAATAATATGACTCCTACAAGCCAAGAATTGACAAGGCGTATGGGAGACGGTATACTTACATATACGAAGACAGAAGATGGTAGGTTTATTCCTGTGTGGGCAGAGAATATTTAATACAAGAAATGGTGGGGTATGGAAGAAAATAACAGCACAAAAGTATCAGCAACATTAGGATATACATTAAACTTAGGAAATTTCCAGTCATTAAGAGTTGATCTTGGGGTAGTAGACCAAGTGCGCCAGGGTGAAACAACTGTAGATGCAATGGATCGTGTTTATACTTTTGTTGAAAATCAAGTTATTCAAAAGGTAAAAGACGCAAAAGAATCACTCATAGAAGACTAATATGGCTGAACGCAAAGACCGTATGGCTTTGCTAAGTAGATATAATAAGTTACATCTACAAAGATATGAAGCCAAGTCTAATATGAATCTTAATGTTGAGCAGTGGGCTGCAGATGCCCTTGTTGAGTCATATGGCATTTCTCAATGTTATGATTTATTAGATTATTACTTTAAGATAGCAGAAGGTCCTACTTGGAATTATTTTGCATACAATGCAGAAAAAATTCTTAATGGTAAACTAGAAGTAGAGCAAGATATTGAGGAAAGAAAACAGCGCAGGGAACTAGCAAGGAAGTGGATTAGTGAATAATACAGAGGCAAAGTTAATTACAGCAGTATTAAATGATAAACAAATTCACGTATTGTTACAAGCCAATGTTGATAATCTTTTAAGAACTCATAGCGATGTTTGGAATTTTATTAGACAGTATTCAGAAAATAATCAATCAGTTCCACCAACATCATTAGTTGTAGAAAAATTTAGAGACTTTACTCCAGTAGAAGGGGTTGGTGCAACAAAACATCATCTTGAAGAATTACAATCAGAATATTTAAATGATAGCCTTAAAGATATTTTACGTAATGCAGCAGGTGAAGTTCAAAGTGGCAATGGCAATAACGCCCTAGAACATTTAATTACTAAGACATCAGAACTTAAAAAGAATACTGCTGCAATTAGAGATATTGAAGTAACAGATATTGACTCTGCAGTTGCCTACTTTGAAAATGTAAAAAAAATGCAGGATCTTGGACAGGTTGGAATTAAAACTGGATTGCCAGGGTTTGATAACTACCTACCTTCTGGAATTATGCCTGGGCAGTTAGGCGTATTCCTTGCATATCCAGGTATTGGAAAGTCATGGTTGGCTTTGTATTTTGCTGTACAGGCTTGGAAACAGGGTCGTAGTCCACTTATTATAAGTCTTGAAATGTCTGAAACAGAAGTACGCAATCGTGTATTTGCAATTATGGGTGAAGGGCTTTGGTCTCACCGCAAACTTAGTAATGGTGAAGTAGAAATTGATATGCTTAAAAAGTGGCATGCTGATAAATTGCAGGGTAAACCAGAATTTCATATTATTTCTAATGACAGTGGTGGAGAAGTAACTCCTTCAGTTATACGTGGAAAGATTGATCAGTATAAGCCAGACTTTGTTGTTGTTGACTATTTACAACTTATGTCTCCAAACCAAAAATCTGATAATGAAACTGTACGAATGAAAAACCTTTCACGAGAACTTAAACTTATGTCTATTAGCGAAGAGGTTCCAATTATGGCTATTTCTTCTGCTACACCAGATGATGTTAAGGATTTATCAACACCGCCAACATTGGGTCAGACTGCATGGTCAAGACAAATTGCTTACGATGCTGACTGGGTAATGGCTCTTGGTCGTGCTACGAATAGTGATATTATTGAGTGCGTATTTAGAAAAAATAGAAATGGCTTTATGGGGGACTTCTTGGTTCAAGTAGACTTTGATAGAGGATACTATCGCTACAAGGATTATGAGGATAATAAATAATGAAAAAAATTATTTTTGAAGCAGCAGAACCGTATGTTGATATTCTTTTAGAAAAGCCAGAGCCATCAACAAATAAAGTTCCAAAATGGTATCGTGATCAAAAACTTTTTTCAAATAAAGAATCAGACTACTTTAAAGCATTTAAAAAAAATAATAATGTATCACTAACATATAAACTTTGTGTTCCAATAATAGATACTCTTACAATGGGGTATACACTTGTAAATTCAGCAGATGTTTTAGTAAAAAATGTATCTGAAGATATTACAAAATATGAACCTTTTATAAGGTGGGACACTGCTTTTAGTCCTTTAGATAGTCAGTCAGCAGAAATGCTTGGTAACTACCCAATTCCAACTGGGTATCATAGCACTTCTTTTAGATGGACCAATGATTGGAAAATTATTACTCCGTCAGGATATAGTTTATTATTAATGCACCCAAGCCAAAGACATGATCTTCCATTTTTTACATTAACCGCCATTGTTGACACAGATAAGTTTCCAAACAAACTTCATTTGCCATTTTTTATTAAAGAAGGGTTTGAAGGAATTATTGAAGCAGGAACACCTATTGCTCAGATTATTCCAATAAAAAGAGATGTTTGGAAATCTGAAAAAAAATCGTTTCAAGAAAAAACTCATATTCTTTACAATAATGCTATGCAAATTAATTTTATAAGAGCCTACAAAAATAAGATTTGGTCTAGAAAGGTATATAGGTAATTGTTAAAAGATATATATACGGCAGAACAAGTTAAGCGTGTACTAACTGGCGCTGGTATTGATATTGAGGCAGAGTATGGAACAGATTATATTGTTTTTTGTCCATATCACAATAACAATAGAACTCCTGCTGGAGAAGTATCAAAGGATCATGGAACATTTTTTTGTTTTGGATGTCAGACAACAAAAAGCCTTATTGAGTTTATAATGCATACATCTAATAGAACATATTTTGAATCAATTAGATATATCAAAAGCAAAGAACAAGAAACCAGTATTGAAGATTCAGTCAACAAAGCCTTAATTGAAAAGCCAGAATTTGTTCAATATGATGAATTACTAATTAAAAGATTAAATAAT